TTGAAAGCCACTTCCGCAGCACGTTCCGCAATAGCTTCAATCTGGTCATCAGTTAAAGGTAGCTTTTCCATGGTTAGCTTTTCATGATATAGGCAAGGGCGTAGTACGGAGGCAGATTAGCGTTAGTTCCGCTAGATCCTGCTGAGTTAATTGTATGTGTGTGCGTTGCGTTAATGTTAAGTGTTTGAAACCCAGTTGTATTTGCAGAACCAGCATCTGCTGTTGTGGAATTTGACCCAGAAAATATCCCGGAGGGGCTACTAAATCGCGTTGCGTTAGTAGTGCCATTCACAGACCCGGTTAGTGTTGTTGAGTCGGCAGTGTGCGTATGGCTTACGACAATGGCGTCAGCAGAACCTCCTGTACCAGCAACTGAGTATGTACTTCCAGCGCCAACGATAAAACGATTACGCAAGTCAGGAGTGCTATTTGTGCCATCGCAAAGCAGCCAACCACTAGGGATAGTAGCGACTGAACCAGACCACATAACAATTACGCCAGTAGGAACAATGTCTCTGACAAATGCAGTCGTTGCAATCTTGGTGCTGTCATCCGACGCGCTAACAGTAGGGGCAGCAGTAGTGCCTGTCAGCGTAGTCGTGCCAGTAACAGATAAGTTGCCGCCTACCGTAAAGTTATCGCCATCTGCACCCGTCTGCTGGTCTTTAAGCTGCGCCATTAGCTCACGTATAGCATTGTTAATACCAGACGGAGCGCAACCCTCAGCTATGTTGATGTTGCCGATGTCTGTATTGTTAGCCGCTGTAGAGCTAAACTCGCTAATCTTGTTCTTTGCCATGATTTAGTTCCCTAACAATCCATAAGTGGGCGTTAATGCTTGCTGCATTTGTTGCTGTTCCGCTGCCATTAAAGCTCGACCAAATCCAACTCTACCTGATTCTGGAACAATGCCACCAGCCCTAGAAACACCACCATAAATATTTCCAATTACGCCTTGTGGCTGAGAGCCAAGGTATCTTTGTGCCAATATGTTTCTTACTGGGCCAGATGTGGCAGCAAAGGCAGGAATAGAAGAAAGCAATCCAGCAACATCAGCAATATTACCAAAAGATAATCTTTCAGACGTTCCGCTAGATGGAAACGCCTTTGGAAATCCGCCACTCAGCATTGCAGCAGTTTCTACTGGCGTTTTAGTCCGACCGTAAGTTGGCTTTTTTGAAAGCTCTCTAGAAAGAGTAGCAGCACTAATATTCCCAGTATTAGGATTAAATGCTTCATTAATCAAATACCAGTCCGATAACTGTTTTCTTCCTTGTCTAAAATCATTTAATGTTTTTTCTCCGGTAGTTCTCATCATATTACCGGGAGCAGCCAACGAGTTTTCAATAGACTGCTCAAAAGCATCTTTAAGTTCTTTAAAGGCATCAATAGCGGCAGATGATTTTTTCTCTGCTTTTTGTGCAGAAAATAAATTATCACCAATTGCTTTTGATCTAATAAATGCTTCTTTACCGCTAATTGGATTAGTAGCGTAATCTTTATATTGAGTTAAGACTTTAATAGCTTGTTTATCGGAGGCAGTTCTTTGAGATGATGGGACTTTATTTAATACGTTAAGTTGCTTATTAATTCTTTGAACAAAATTAGCATCACCCTGAAGGCTAGGAACTCTCTCCAATGACTTGTATTTATTCAACGCGCTAGTATAAGAAGCCCTGATGCTATCGTTAGTAAGGGGCGTTCCTTCAGGCAACTTAAGTAGCTGTCTTGCAATATTATTTGTTTTTTCCTGATTGCCTTCTTCAAAGCGGGTGAAAGCCTTTCTGGCAAAAGGAAGATTGCTTTTAATACCCTCTTTAAGTTCCGCTCCATATCCAGTAATCTGGGTAGGATCAAGTTGAAACCCTTCATCCAAAGCACGACGAGCAACTTGTTGTTGCTGCTCTGTAAGATTAGGAGGTAATTGAGGTGCTAACCCAACTTGACGTAAGCCAAATTGTGTCGCTCCGCCAGTAACGCCGCCAAGCCCAGATCTAGACAACATTTCTGATGTTGACGCACTTGGAACAGTAAGCCCATATAAAGCACCACCAGCAGCAGCTTGCGGGACTGTAGTTGGCAATAATGCGCCACCTGTAGCCTCAGCAGCCCCACCAACAACAGGAAGTTTCCCAGCAGCTTTAAGAACACCACCACCAAAAATAGAAGAAAGAATATCAGTTGCTGTAGAGCCAATAATTTCAGCCCCACCAGTAGGTTCTGTGGATCTATAGGTTGGAGACAACACTGATCTAGATTCTTGAATGCGAGATTCATAATCTGCCAACGTTTGGGGATCAGTGATACCAAAAATATCAGTTAATCTTAATCCAGCACCATAGAGCGCTTCTCCTGCTTGAGCCGCTCTTTTGCCCATGCCAGTAATAACGCCACCCTCTTGTGGTTTGCGAGATTCTTGTATTTTCTTTATCTCAGCGGCAAAAAGATTAGCAGATGTAGTATCACCAGCCTTATCAGCTTCAAGTAATGCTCGCTCTAAGTCTTGAATAGTTATCGCCATTATCTACCCCATTAAATCACGGCTTTTTGTCAAGACCGTATTTTTTCTGAACGTCTACCGGCAAAGTGCTTTCTGGGCCAGCTTGTGATTTACCTCTGAGTCGAGCAATATCTTGAGCAGTAAATACTCGATCAAGTCCTTGTAAGCGCAATTCTTCTTGGAAATTTTTAATGCTATATCTATTTTCTTCAACCAATTTAGCTCTAATATCTGCTGCGGCTGCGGAACGATCTGCTAATCTTTGAGCATAAACAGCCATCAATTCACGACCCTCAGTTGTATTAAACAAAGAAGGAATAGCAGAAAGGAACGATTTAATTTCAAAATCAGAAGTTGCGCCAGAACCTTCAACCCTAAGCGTAGGAGCAAGTTTTGCCCTAATTGCTTCTGCTGCTTGTCTTGATGTAGCCAATTGTTCTAGCTGCGTTCCGGGCAAATATGCACCAATAGAACCAGCAAAGTCTTGCAAAGCGCCGCCACGATAAGGCTTGAGAATGTCTACAATTGCCGCCACATCAGATGCAGCATTTTGTGCGTTAATAGCAGATTCCTCGGCTCTTGATTGAGCCTTAGCTCTTTCTCCAGCCAAAACTTTATCGCCGACATTAACTTGCATAAGACTTCTGCTTAATTTACGAAGCTCTTTGTCCTTATCAAACATTGCAGCATCAATTTTTGCAAGTATTTCAGGAGTGTAATCTTTTGGATCAACGTTAGGGGCAACTTTTTGACCTATACGATAGGCTTCTTTAGTAAAGTCTTTTTGCGCTCGGGTATATTCAAGTTCTTTTGCGTTATAGTCGTTAATATCCTTTTGAATAGACTGAACTCTTTGAGCATATTGATCTGGAGTAATCTCACCAGTGGCAGCAATATTAATTAAATTATCAATTTGACCTTGGAATTGCGGAGGCGCTGAATTTCTAAACGACTGCAAATCACCACTTAAGTCAGCAACTGATACTTTAGTAATTTCTTTGTTAATTGCCTCAAGCCGCTTTAGACTTTGGTCAACAATTTTTCCTGCTCTCTCATTACCGGCAAATTGAGGATCTGAATAAATACGTATTGTATTTTCAATGTTTTGTTTTTCTGCTAAACGAGCATTAATAGGATTGACCGGATTAACTGCAACTGGAGGCAATGGCTTTTCTTGTCCATCCATTACAGGGGCAGGTTGAGTTGCTACAGGTTGAGTTGCTGCTGGCTGAGTTTGTGGCACAGCCGGTGCTGTTTGACCAGCACGTTGCAATGGCAACAACTCTGAATACAGTTTCAGCGCCTCATTAGGATTCGCCCTAATGTAAGCAACCTTGAGAGGATCTCCAGCAATCTCAGGAGACTTCAGCAACTCCTCAATAGCGCCTTGTTGCGCTACCGTCTGTTGACGTTTAAGAAGTGCGTCCTGCTGTGCAAGTTGAGTCTGTGCAATCTGTTGCTGTGTAACGTAATTCTTAACGCCCTGATCGTAAGCACCACCAGCAGCACCAAAGCCACCAGCCAATGCACCTAAGATATTCTCAGCAGCAGAACGTCGAGGGCCAGTGCGTGACATACCCTGAGCAAGCGCCAGACCAGCACCAAGCAAGCCTTGTACGTTAGCTCTGCCTTGCAGCTTTTGAGTCTCCTCAGCGCCTAATAACCCCTGTAGATAAGTAGGGGCAGCAGATCCGAATACGTTAGGGAGATAGTCTTCAATTGCCATAGATCACCTAAATAAGTGAGATTCTAGGTGCTTGGGGTAAAGCACTAGCAATCTGTACGTCTTGAATACCGCCACGCTGAATCTGTCCAGCAGGTGCAAATTGTGCTTGAGGCTGCTGCATCATTTGTTGTGCAGACTGCAAACCCATTTGAGTTAAATTAGGATTACGTTGTGCATAATTGCCAATTTGGTCAAGAAATCCCGGAGGAGTTGCTAATGAAGATGGAACCATTCCAGTAGTCGGGCCACCACCTAGCATTGGAGCTTGGTAAATTGAACTACCTATCCCTTTGCTGAAATCAATCGCACTTGGAGCCAACAAATTTGTGGACTGACCAGCCGCAATAGAGTTAACGCCACCTGCATTAGCAAACATAGTATTTGCCGCATTAGAAGCACCTGCACCAGTTAATCCGCTACCAGCGCCAGCGGTTAAACCACCAGCACCCATCAATGTAGCACCGCCAAATCCACCAGCAGCCCCAAGCAAAGCACCCTTAAGAGGATCTTTAGAGTTGGACATAGCTCCAATAGAGCCGCCAACAATAGCCATAGTTACCGGATCACCCATTATTTTCCTCCTTGTGGTGTAGCCGTTTGCTCTGTCGTAGTCTCAAGCGGAGCGCCGTAAAAGATATTAGTAGCACGTTGCAGACGGTTAAACGGTACGTCAGCAGCAGCCAATTGACCTTGAATCCGAGCCTGATCGTAAGCCTCACGACCTTGACCAACCTGCAACAGTCTCTGAATGTCAGCATAGTCAGCAGCAGCCATCTGAGGAGCAGCACCAACCGCTTGCATCTGTCTAGCTCTCTCTGCCTCAGCCGAACCGTAAGCCAGTTGACCAGCTTGTTCAGCCAATGCCCGAGCAAATACGTCTTGAGCATTCATCTGCTGTTGACCTTGAGCAGCAGAACCATAGCGGCCCATTGAGGAAGCCTGTGATTGCAGATTCTGAATGTTCCTTGTGTAAGCATCGCCAGCCTGACGATTTACGCCAGCCAAAGCACCCTCTAGGAATGGATTAACGCCTCGCCCTTGGATCGTAGCAAGTTGCTCTTGCTGTGCAGCCTGAACCAGTGGAGAGCCAGCCATAGCCCGTTCCTGAGCCATCTGGAGGGCAGACTGAGTTGCTTGGGAAGGGTCAACGTAAAGTTGCTCAGGGATACCACTAGGCTGCTCGTAAATGCTCTTAGCTTGACCTAGCGCATATTGCACATACGGCTTAAAGTCCGGACTTAGTTCCGTCGTTGTCTTACTCTCTTGAGTTCCGCCGCCGCCACCCATATTACACCTCGCAAATCCATTGTCTAGGACGGAAGCCTAATTGTGCCGCCCTGCGTTGCCAGCCCTGTCTATGGCTAGAGAATGTCAAGTATTTCGCACCACCTTGACTTGCCAAATCTTTTATGTATTTTAATCCACTTTCAACTATTTGATAATTATTTTCTAACGTCCAAGCAGCCCAAACGTGAAGCGTCTTACCTTGTGGTTGAAGAATAAAGAAGCCTGAAAAGTGGTTATTCTCTAAGACTACCCAAAGCATAGCCTTCTGGTTAAAGCAATCTGTGTACACATCTTCCGGTATCCAGTTCTCCGGACTACGTGTCTTAATCTTATCCAAACCGGGGCGAATACTAGGCCACCAGTCACGTAATTGATCCACCGCAATGAATCTAAATTCCATTAGCCCACCACAATGTACATAAACTCACATACATGAGCATTGCTTGCATGGTTTATGACCGCCGATCCCTGAGACCGTGTACCAACCCATAGTTTTGACATTTCTTGAGCCGCCTTATCATTCATCGGAGTAAATATAATTGCCGAATCGTAACCTATTCTGGGATCATTTAGGGTTGTTGTGGTTGCACTTACTGTACTTGTAAAGTAACCGCTGTTATTCGTCCTGCCATCCATGATTCCACGGACAACCTCAGAGACTTCCCGTTGATCTGCCCCAAATGGCGGTAAAGTCCGAAACTGTACGCTCTTTGTAGTCATCGATTACCCTGCTTAACGAAGTCAATTTCAAGACCTACCGCTGTTTTCCAGCTAGGGCCAGTCGGAGTCAGGCTTAAGCGATGATAATCCCCGTTAGAACGCAAAGACACTCGGTTCTCAGCGTCAGCAGGGATAGCCGTACCGAATTCCACCTGCTCAGTCAGCAAATCACGGCTTGCAACGGCAATATTTGCACTGCCATTGTCCACAATAGGCTTGGCAAGCGTAATAACAGACCTACCAACGTCAATATCACCCGTTGATATAGTCGCAGTCTTAGGCTGACCTGAGAAGCTGATGATCTTTTCACCAGAAACACCCGCAAACAGCAGTTGTCCACCGGCAAATACCCGTGAATCCAGCGGAATATCCAAGGCATCAATGCTTGCGCTGTAGTTATCCACTTGCTCAAGCGTAGCCGATGGAGTCAAAGCATAAGCAACAGCCGTTGCAGTAGTCTCAGCATAAGACCACTTACCTAAGTCAATGGAATACATCAGCAAAAAATTACCGCCGAACGTATTGTTAAACTTCCAGATTACTAATTTATTAACTGGGTCAACTGTTGCACTCATGCCAGTAGGAATTTGACTAGCAATAGCATTGTCAAAGAACCAACGGTTAACCTTTTCTACGCCAATAGACTTAGTAGATTGACCATCGCAGACATAAAATCCATCGTCAGAGAGGAAGTAAGTCAGACCACCGTATTGAGCAATTGAGCCGTTAGAAATACAGCCAAGAGACCGTGAGATAGCGTCAAACTGAAAGAAGAATGGAGAGCCAGAGTAGCTCATCCGGTAGATAGCACGTTCCAAGAATATCAGACCGTACTCACCACCAGCCAAGCCAGTAATATCACCACCGTCAGGGATAAGCTGAAAGTCAGACTGAGAAGCAGCACCGGGAGTCCAGTCTGTCTCGTCGTTAATGTCAGACCAGTAAACCTTGTTCGTATCCGTACCGTCATTAGCAGCAACCACAAAGTCACGGACAACTGTTACAAACTTAGCAATGGGAGCGGAGGCATCTAAGTCACCAAAGGAAGTCGATGAATTAAGTGTCCATGCTTGCAGCTTATCCTGACCGTTAGCCAAGATCATCTGAGGGCCAAACTGAGTTACATCCCAGCCTTCTACTGCCGAATAACCCGTAGTCGTTAGGGCATCCAAACTTGCATCACTACTGTCAAACTTGTAGATCTGTGTCGCACTAGCAGCAAACAAGGAGCTAACTCCGCCTACCTTGCCAGCAAAGACAATAAGCAAATTAGTACCAGCATCATCAGAGTAATTCGCCTCACTAAGAAATGGCGCATATCCGTTAGCTACTGGATAACAATTCTTAGCATCTGTTACGTTACCAGCAACGCCCGGCTGATCTGGCAACCACTCACCGAATAGGATTTTCTGCATTACTGCCTCGTCCAAATGTCATTGACTGTTGTTGTCTTAATCCAGTAATCGTAACGATCATCGGTGTAGCCATCTCCCCAATAATCAATCTCAACGTAAGGATCAAAAAGGCTATTGCTAAACCAAGTCCCAGAACTAGGCGCAACAGGTGTCCAAATGTTACTAGACGCAGACTGTTCAGTCCATGTATCCGTTTGAGGAACAACATCCGACCATTCCTCACCAATTATCTGACCCGTAGCAGAACATACCGTTACGGCTTGAATAGAGGCGTTTCCAGCCCATGTAGCATTAGGATAGGCAGATACACTAGCCAGTCCATTAATCGCCGCAAAACCCTCGTAAATGACTCCACCAAGGGCTGTGACTGTGGCTACACCATTAACGCTACCAGAACCAAACTGAACACGACTAGCCGATGCAGTTAATGTTGCTAATCCAGTAATGGCGGCACTGCTAAATTGAACCCTAGTACCAACTGCGCTAACTGTTGCTAAACCGTTAATGCTTCCTGAGAAAAACTGTACTCTTGAGCCAAATGCGGAAACACTAGCCTCTGCCGTTACCGATGCACTTCCAAACTCCAAAATCGCATCGCCTTCAGCATAGCCGTATTCCCAGTAATCATAGACAACGTATTGAAGGCTCAATTACATTCCTAAAGATGCTTTAATCTCGTCAGGTGTTGCTGCTGCGTCAATATCTGCTTGGACTGTTGCGTACTTCTCACGGATAGCTTGACGAGCAATCTCTGCACCGTCTGCTTGACCAGGTATCTGCTTGGCTATAGCTTCGTCGTAAGGCTTGAATTCTTCAGCACGAGCAGCACGACGCATATCGTGACCAATAGTTTTAGCTTTTGAAATGTCTATGGTAATCACTGGCTAACTCCCGATGGAGGAACAGTTTGATCAATAACCCAAGCAGACCTAAACAGGCGATCTGATGGAACGTCTGCTACATCAACGATCCAATAGGGTACGCCACCACTAGGCACATCTTTTTGGGCGATCTCGGAAATGGTTAAGCCACACTCAGCGGCTGGGATAATGACAGCGACACCGCCGTCATCTGTTGGGTAAATCACCCTCTTATTTATTTCCATCTTGCGTACTCCTTAAAGTTTTCTTTTGAGGCTTTTACATAAGCAGCATGGGCCATTTCTGGCGTATCGTAAGTGCCTAAATATTTACTGGCTCCGTTTATGCAAATTGTAGCGGCAAACTTTTTTGATGTTGTCGAATATATCCCTTTGAAACCCGTTGAGTTGTTTGCCCTGACTTTCCTGTTCATTGCGTTTTGTGCTTTTGTTGCTGGTCGCAAATTTTCAATCTTGTTATTTAATGGATTTCCATCAATATGGTCTAAAAACTCAGGCACTTCGTTGTAGTGCAAAAACCAAATAACCCTATGCAAAAGATATTTCTTTCCATCAACTGTTATGTATATTCTATTTTTTGCTGCGCCTGTTTTTTGTAATGTGCCTGCTTCGTCTCCAGCGTGTACGCAACCACGATTAACGCGCCAGAATAGTTTTCCGTCTGCGTATTCAAATAAATCGTGTAGCCGTTGGTTCATTGGTTGTCCTTGTTAGTTAGCGAAAGAACGCAAGCGTGATGTTTGCCATATCCACCAGTACCGTTGGGGTGTTGGTGACCACGCTGTAAAAGCGGAACGCGGTGGTTGTTCTTGTATTGCTATCAATATCGTAACCAAGAGTTGCGCTGACACCGCCACCATACTGACCAGCCATACAAGAAGTGCTGTAGTTTGCGTCTGGAAGAGCTGATGAGAAATTTACAGTGTAGCTTCCAGTACCGTTATCCGTAATGCTCGACACATTCCCACTAGCACGAATAGCAACTGTACCTGTGCCGTTGAAGTTGACCCATGCTCTGGCACCGTAAAGTGGAGCTGAACCTGTTTGACCACCAGTCAATCCTGCAAATACAGTACCGTTCTGTCTAAAGTCTCCAGTGACGTTAATATCGCCAGTAACGTCTAATTTATAGCTCGGCGTAGTATCACCAATCCCCACGTTGCCGGAGGAGTCGATACGCATACGTTCGGTTCTACTTGTTGATCCAGAAGGCGTGGTATTGAACGCCAAAAATGTAGGATGACTGCCTGTTGTCGGAGTGGACTCAATACCTCCAACAACAGAAACTGTGTTTACAAATGTCGTTCCGTCGCTGGTTGTGGAACCGACAAAATTAATCGGGTTAGACGAGGATGCCGTAGGAGATGCGGCAGTGCCACCAGCATTCCGCACATTAATAGACGGAGCAACACCATAAGCTGTTGCAGTAAGTGCTGTGTTTATGGTTCCGTTGTTGAACTGAAGAGCCTGCAATGAATTAGTCACTGGCGACGATGTGCCAATACCTACGCGACCGCTGGTATCAATCCGCATCGCCTCGCTGCCTCCGGTGTAGAAGGTCATGGGGAGGTAAGTACCGGTGCCAACAGCCTGTGATTCCAACGCAGCCGTAGTGGAAGATATTGACATCACGAAATTGGCGTTATTCGCGGTGTCGGAAGTTCCGTATAGACGTAACGCTGAAGTAGTACTGCTGCCGTTTGGCAGTGCGCTCAGAACCGTATTTCCGTTTGTCGTGCTTGTCTGGAACATCACACGGTTAGCAATTGTCGCGTTGCTGAAGTCACCCGTGATGCGATTGCCTGTGCCGGTGAAGGTCAGGTTGCCGGAGTCGGTTAGGCTAGTAAATGATCCAGTACTAGGTGTTGTAGCACCGACCGTTGTGCCATTAATAGCACCGCCTGTAATGCTTACATTACTAGAAGCCTGTGTGGCAATAGTGCCAAGACCAAGATTCGTTCTAGCGCCAGATGCATCCGATGCACCTGTGCCACCGTCAGCCACAGCCAGATCAGTGATGCCCGTAATCGTGCCGCCAGTAATCGTTGCGCTACTGATAATAGCGTTAGTGTAAGTCGCTGTTGTGCCGCTAATGCTCGTTACGGTAAGGCTTGCAACAGTATCACCAGATTGAATCTTGTCTGTATTAAGGTTCGTAAAGTTGGCATCTACCTCGTTATGAGTAAGCGCACTACCTTTACCAGCCCTTGTTACGATAGTAGACATTACTTACCCCTTACGACAGAGTTACAGACAAGGAACCTATTGCAATCTTGAAAATATCGCCAGTATCAATCGGCTTAGCCACATCCAAAGCCGTGTGATACAGCAGATTGCCGCTCGTAGAAGCATCCAGAATTCCGATATAAGCTACCGTCCCCCATGAACCAGTGGCTTGCGGGAATTCAATAGCAGCATCATTAAGGGAAGTGCCGTTACTAGGAGCGCCAAAGCTAGCAGCAGTCCGAGCATAAGAACCACCTGAAACTTCTGTACCAGTATTAGCATCTGTAGGATCACTCGTGTAAAGACCGACATAGACCGTTGCTGGGCTTGTGTAGCTTGTGTTCCGCAGAGTCGCGTTAATCAGCGCTGTCTCTAAAAAATTACTCATTTCGGCCATGATTACTCCTGAAATTTATTTTGTTTACTACGGTTTTCAAACTGGGTTATAACTCTCAGATTCCAAGGAACGTGCAAACCACATACGTTTTTACCCATTAAAGGAACTATGTGATCCACCTCATATTTAGTCCCAGTTTCTTTAGTTTTTAACCTAGCCTCAACGTAAAAGCTTTGTATCTGTTCTTTTAAAGTTTCATTTATCCATTTAGGAACAGCATTTCTTTTTGCTGCCCTTGCTAATGCTTGCCAAGCAAACTTTGTATATTTTGTTTTTTCGTAACACTTTTTGGCTATTCCTCTATATCTTTCTTTGTTTTTGCTCTGCCATTCGTGAGCTTTTTTAATTTTATATTCTTTGTTTTTTTCATAGTTATCATAATGATATTTCATTGCTTTGGCACGTTCTGATTCAGCATTCTTAGCGTACCATTCTTTTTTTGCAACTTTAGCGCAATCTTTGCACCAACGATGCAAACCGTCTTTATTAGCCCTTGAGTTTGAAAACATCTCATAAGGCTTACTAACATTGCATTTTGAGCAATGTTTCACAGATTTACCTCACGTTATAAGACATTGACATAGGCTGACCGCTGTACTCACTAGACTGGTCAGATGTATTGATTGACGTAATTGCACGTTCATACAGAGCAGCCCACGTCTGAATCCTTGCATCGTTCATTAGATACGGCTCTGCCTCAGCCAAAGCACCGTAAAGCAGCGCATCAGGGTAATTCGCAAGGAATACGTTAGAAGCATTACTGTCCGACAATGCAGTCGGCTTACCGTAATACAGCATCTGGAGCGTATATGCAGTGTCAGGAATAGGGGCTAGCTGCATCTCAGAGCCAAGCACCGTGTAGTCCACAGGTCTTCCGCTCTCAGTCGTTCTAGCGGTCTCATAGAAGCTATTGGGAGCCTTGTAACGCATTGTAGAGACCGGCGTAGTATTCGCATGAATATCCCGCATCTCTAAGAAGTCTGTCGGCAATCCGACAGTTGAATCACCGCCTGTTGTTGTTGCTGTTGCTACCACCAGCATCTGACGGGTTCTGAGCTCTCGCTGTAACCGGATCTCAGCTAAACGAATAAAGTTAGGAATAACCGACGTTAGATCGCTACGAGCAAGGTAATTTGCTATCGTAGTCTTAAGTTCCGAGTAGCTAGTAAACGCCATGTTATTCCTCTAATTGCTCAAAGTCTTTCCAGCCATACTCGTAAGTGCCAATGTGCCGGATGTGCATTGATAGCTCATGGTCTACATACGTTGGGAAGCCCTCAGAACCGGCCTTAACGCAGAAATACACGTCTTCCCCACATACTCCACTACTACCCCAACCAGCGTCAAACCACGGCCTACCAGTCTTCTCAAATACCTCTTTGCGGATCATGACAGCACCAAAGCCAACCGCTGTCACTTCCTCAATCCCTTGCTTGCCACGGGAATCTATGTTCTCCCACTTATGCACCAAGGTATCGCCATCCATATACTTCGTCATCAACTTAGCAGTAGGTGTTACCGGCTTGCGTCTTGTCGTAGCATTTACACCAACAATCGGCACTTCACGGCTTAACAGAATGCTAATGATGTCAGGCGGGAATCTCATGTCACTGTCGATAAACAGGACAGCATCACAGCCTTCTTTCATCGCTACTTCTGCCAACTTCTCGCGCTGGTCAAAGATCAAGGTTCCCGGCATTGTGTAAAGGCTTAGTCCACCTTTACCGTCCTTGCATCGAACAGAAGCATCGTGTGCTGCCATCTTTGCAAAGTCAAAAGCAAAACCTGTGTGAACCTCATCCCTACACGGTACGCAAACACCAACTCTCATACAGTCCCCCGGTACGTTTTCCAAGCAGCATTATCAGGATTGTTCAGCCATCTAGCAAACCCTACTTCGTCAACAATCGTAAAGCCCTTCATAACACCCGTCTTATTCAGTTCATCAATCACTGTGAAGGGTATTCTGGCTACGTGGTGCAACTCATTGAGCCCACCTGTACGCTGCTGATCGTAGAAAAGTTGCTGCTTATTGGCTTCTACTATCTCGCTTACATCCTGTTTAGTCTCGATAACGATACCACCGTCACCGTCTTCATATGCTGTCTGAGTCCGTATCGGATTACTCATAAATTCCTTAGTTGTAGGTATCCCCCACCGTTAGGCAGGGGATATTTGCTACTTTATATCAGCTCACGCGTCAAATCAGAGGCTGAAATCAAGATCCGCAATTATTCCATGAGCGGCTTCATTCTTAACTTCCAGCGTGACTTCAGCCAGAAGCTGAGTGTTCTCGCTGTCACCAGTCTTAGCCAGATCATTAGTCTGGAATGGACGCAGGTAAGCCAGTGCTGCGTACTCAGGATCCAGAACCAGAGCATCACGGGTACGCATGAAGCGGTTAGGAACAACCGACATCGTGCCGAAGTCAGACATATAAACGTCAGCAGCGCCGATAATGGTCGTTGGAGTGTTCGACGGAGCCATGTAACGCTGAGCAGCGATACCAGTAAACGACGAAACCTTCTGCTTACCAGCAGCACCAACCATCAGGATCTTAGGCGAACCACCCGACTCGAACACCTCAGCAACAACAGTCTTCAGCAGAGCCTCGGTAAAGGTACGCTGTGTACCGTCAGTACGAGTCGAAACGCCGATGGTTGCTGGATCAGAACCGTCAGAAGCTTTGTCGGAATTAGTCTTGATCCAAGACAGCAGCGAACCCAGCTTACGAGCAGTTGTCGAAGTACCAGCAGAACGGCCCTGATTAGCCAGCAGGATCGTTTCAAGATCGCGCTTGAGTTCAGCAGAAGCCTTAGCCAGTTGATATGCTTTCTCAGACTTACGACCTGCCTTGTTCACCACGTCCAGAGTACCGGAGACCTGAACAGTCTTCTGCACGATTTGGGTGTAGTTACCAAGACGAACGGTAGGAGCCAGAGTTGCCGAAGTTGCATCAGCACCTTCAATCGCAGCGTTAGCAGTGGTTGCAGCAGCCAGCGAGTCAGTCTGCCACTCGTGGTAAACAGCAGTTGCTTTGGTCTTGCCAATCGAGGACATAAATGGTGTCTCGGTAGGCGAGATGTCATAGATGATATCGGTGAGGTCTTCACGCTGACCAATAGCGGTATGTGCGGTAAATGTTGCCATGATTAGTTACTCCTAAAGAAATTTCTCAAATGCTCTTGCGGCATCAGCGACCCTTCCGGATTGCTTTGCTCGCGCCTTTAACTTACGCAATTCCTCGCTCTGGCTATCACGAGGCTGAGAAACACCCGACTTAATTACCTTCGGAGCTTCACTAACCTTCTTCGTTATGCCCGGCTTTGCAGACTGTAACTTGTCATACTGCATTGCCTTGTATAGCGTCAGAACTGCCCGCGAATCATAAACATTCGCTAATTCACCATCAGAGAAACCAGCCTTTAAGCCAAACTCCCGTAGCTGCTGCCTGATTGTTTCACCCTTCTGCGGATCAGCATACTCAGGAATCGCTTCTGCTAGCTTACGAGCTTCGGCCTGTACAACCTTGCCTAACTCCTCTTGGCGCTCCATCTGCTGCTGCTGTGCAATTCGCTGTCGCTCGGCCTGAACTTGAGCTAATTGCTTTTCCCGCTGAGAGAGTTCTGCAACCTTAACAGCGTACCCAATCGGGTCATTCTCTTTAAGGTAATCCAGATTCTCCTCTTGCGGCTGCTGGTTGAGCATCTGCTCTATAACCTGCAACCTATCCGCATACTGATCTCGAAGTTGTCTAGCTTCATCGATACGCTGGCGCTCTGCTTCAACCGCCTTGCGTTCCTCAGCTACGGCTTGCGATTTCTTTGTATAGTCTGTGCCAAGTTGATAAGACTTGATTAGCTCGTCTAGGGTTACCTCACGTTCCTCACCAGCGGCTTTAACCCGGTATTTCGGAGGCTCCTCTTGCTCATCACTTTCATCATCTTGTTCTACCTCCGACTCGTCTGATTCATACGATTCAGGCTCATCAGATTCGGCCTCGCTATCGTTGGCTTCGGTCTGCGCTTCAGGTTGTTCCGGTTCGGAGCCCTCGTCACTGCCCATAAGACCCAAAATAGCGTTAGCTGCACCACCTACAGTTAACTCCGCATTTCCCGATTCGGGAGTCGTGCCTTGAGTATCGCTCATATATCTTTCCTAAATTATATCGGGAACCGCCCGATTCGGGTTACAAAATCTTTAACCGCTTCTCATCTATGAGCTTCTGAGAAACAAATCCCTCTAAGTAAGTCTCTATCAATTCCAATGCCCTAAGCTGCATATAAGCGTTCTCACGTACTTCTTTATCGTTCATATCGCTCATTGCAAACTTGTTAATCTCTACCGAGCGTAGTTCCTGCATCATCTCTTGGAACCACTCGTCTCGTAGCATATGTTCAGCCCATGCTGATTTATCCATTACATAACCTTATTCAGATTGCCAAGCTCGCGGATTGCCTTTAAGACAATATCGGCTTGCTTGTTACGGGATTCCTCATCAGCAATGTCCATAGCCAGAATAGCCTGAAGCTGCTTCACCGCTAGTTCTGCTTCCCTTAGACGCATATCCGCCGCATCGTTCTGTTGCTTCATCTGGAGTTCTATACCTTTACGGGTATATTCTGCCTCCAATGTCTGACGCTCCAGATCCAACTTAGCTGCATCAATCTGCGACTTAGCTTGTGTCTTCTCACGCTCCACCTGAGCCAGCATCTCTGCTACCTGAGCCTGAGCATCAGGAGTCGGAGGCTGAGGCTGGGAGAACTGAGCGTCTTGCTCTGGCGTAATCTCATTCATGAAGACACTAGCATCCTTAAAGCCAGCAGCCTCAATGAACTTGCCCAATGTGTTCCGATACTGACCAACGCTAACGAGAGGATTGGACGGGCCATAAGCCTGAATAATCTGCTCCTGCTTGGCTAGGATCATCTGCAACATGGCAATCTTCTGATCCCTGTCACCTGAACCCAGACCAACATTAACCGACACATCGTACTCATTCTGCCAAGTCCGAGGATCGTATTCAACATACTTGCCACGCATACGAACTAGCTTAGGCTTGTCCTGATACTTGCCCAGCAGATGCAAGATACCCTTGAACAGGCTCTTAACGCCAGTCTCAGCGAACACCCGCGCAATCAGCTCCATCTTGCCTGAGTTGGACTTCATCATCGCAGCCACAGCAGCCGCAGTGACGTTAGACAACACATCAGGATCTAGACCCTGTTGAGCATCGCTAATGCCTGTACGCTTTGTCTGAACCTCGTCCAAGTATTGCAACATTGGCATTGCCTGACCGAACGTAGACGCAACAGCCAGCGGAACCAGAGCAGTCGGGCTTTTCATGCGGATCACACCACCCGGCGTAGCATTCAGCACATCATCTAGGTTCACCTGACCATCAACCACGCCAACCCGGTTATGGTTAGTCAGATACAGGTTATCCAGCGACTGACGAACAATCGTGGACTTGATAAGTTGCAGGTCAACGGTACGGTCAGCAAGCGACTGTCCAAAGAACTTGTGCGGGATAGGGATAGGGCAGATCGAGTGGAACGGGATATAGTCACACTCCTCGTCATACAGTATTTCACTGCCACAATAGACAATACGGCGCAGCTCTGCGATACCGTCATCATCCTCGTCAATGCGGATATAGCACTCGTAGACCTCCACGGTCTGCATTGCAGGGTCAAGGCTCTGCTGCTCGTCTGGCTGTTCACCCGAATCAAAGCGAGCAACCCGCTCCTGAGAAAACGTCAGATCATCATAAGAAGGTAGCTCATAGACAAGGTCTTCATCGTAGCCCATGGCGATCAAATCCGACCTCGGCATTAGCTTACGATGAGCTACAAAAGGAGAAGTCTCAATGTCCCTAGCAGCCTTGGAGATAAGGAACTCCTCTGGCGGGACATTCTCAATGCGTACACAACCGTACTTCTTGATCTTCTTGACCTTGACCTCATAGCGAGGCACAACGATAGGCTGACCCATCATGTCCATGCCGCCATCGTCGAACTCTACTTCCTGCTCGACAACCTCCAGCGATTCATCCGACAACAGCATTGCCAGTTCCATCTCGCTCAGGTTCTTGTATTTCTCTACAGTAACGTCCTCACGCTTGTCCCAGTACGTCTTAACAACGCCAACCTTCTGAAGCAGGGCATCCTTGAACCAATTGTGCAGGATCAACAGACCATCGTTCTCACGATAGAACACCCAGTTACAGTAGTCAGTGGCTTGTTTAGCGGATTCTTCAGCCTCTGGATTCTTAGGCTCGAAATAGACAATATCCTCAGTAGTCGTGAATACCCGGATAAGTTGTGGCAATGCACCATCGATAGCCTCAGCTACCTCGCCAGTAACGATCTGGCTGCGACCTTCTACCTCATTGCCGTAAGGATTACGGAGATAGTAATCTAGGGCTTTACGACGAGCCTCTGTGGTTTCTGTGTCAATGTAGCCCAGACTGTTATCAATCTCGGCTTCCAGAATACCCTTAACTTGGCCTTCATCCATCATAGCAAATACCTTTCAGGCAATTTTGCTTATTATACAATCCAATTAGTCTTAATAGGCAATTCGCTTGACCATGAATCGTCAGATTCGTCAAGGCTTATCGCTAGGTATCTAAAGGCATCCGAGTAATGAGAGGCCCAATTATGGAGTGGCTTGTCATAGAACACTTGTTGCTTCTCGTTATATTCCCGTCGATAGTTACGTAAGGCATCGAGTCCAGGCTTAGTCTTATGGTCAAACCAGCATCTAGGCAGCATCCTACGGACAGCCTGAATACCATCAGCAATAGACAGTCTAGGAGCCACCGTTATAGATAACCCTGCTTCTTCGAGTACTTCCTTACGGCTTCTCCCTGTTCCCAGCTCTCTGACTTCAACGTCGTGGGGTAGATACTGTGTGAATCCTTCGTAGTTGTTCTCTCGCAACCATGATACATAGTAGTCCAGACCGACTCCGTGGTTCTCCATGCAATCAATGATCCTAATCTCTTTACCAGCCAACTGAGCAACCCATAGGCAAGTGCTGTCACCCATCCCAAGATCCCAAGCAACAAAAGACTTGCAAAGATCATCACGGTCAATGGTAGTGATACGGCTTTTCGCCTCAAGATCATTGATAATCTGCCCATAGTAACTACCCTCGATAGCAGCGTTAAAGGAACATTCAAATTCCTGCTGGTACTTGTCCTCGCCCATCTCCTGACGAGCAGCCCATAGTTCCTTCTCAGGGATAATCTGAGTTTGGGAAGCCTTGAACTCAACCAACGCCCAATCTTCAGTTTTCTCCGCCCTGTCACGCAAATCCTTAAAATGGTTATTGCCTTTCGGAGTACCAATAAACAATGCCCATCCAAGACGGTCAGCCAAAGCAGGACGCAACACCTCGTTCCATACTTTAGGGTTCATATCGCCAACCTCGTCTAGCACTACCCCATCGTAATAAGCACCACGTAGGGAATCTGGATTGTCAGCACCATGCAAGGATATTCTGCGGCCCCAAAAGTCCACCCGAAGCTCGGCAATATTAGCCACCGCACCTAGCGGCCTTGTGTACTTGACGAGATAGTCGAACGCAATCCGCTTGGCTTGGGTATAGGTAGGAGCTACGTAGGCGTATCTAGGAGCCTCTAGCTGGCACTCAATAGCCTGTTTGACGATCTGATTAATAGCTGCAACAGTTTTCCCAAATCTTCTATGCATGACTCCTACGACAAAGCGATTCTTGTCTAAAGCCTCATGCAGGGTTAACTGATGTTCCCGTGGCTTGTAGGGAATGACTATTTCATTCATGCAGAGCCTTTGCTGTTGCGGATATATGCAGCAATAGCCTCAAATACCTCGGGATCATCGCAATTAGATTTCAACCTATTGGCTTTCCAAGATATAACATTGACGTTTCCTTTTACATAACCCTTAAGCGGATTAACTTTGTCTAATGTCGGCGTAGAGTCTTGGTGAGTTCCCTTGCCCTTTGGGGATAATTTAATCTTAAGGACGGGACAAACCTCAGGTATTTTGCAATCCTCCGGCTCTATATTAAATGGCATCTGAGATTTGTTTGCCCTTGACCTAGCTTCAATCCAAATAGTTCTTTCTGGATTTCTATAATAACGCTCCTTGCGCCAAGCAACCCAATCTTCACCAGATGCGTATTCTTTAACGCAAATCTTGCAATAAGACTGCCTACCAGTTAAAGACTTAATATTTTTATAAAATTCTTCTGGCAGCTTATATTCTTTGCATTTACCGCAATGATGATGCTCAACACCATCAATTGTTTTTAATCTAATCTTTCTGTCCATTGATACCTCCAATGGCAATATTATAATATTAATTCAATAAATATTCAAAGTATTACTTCTGCCATGTAACCACGTGTTCTTGAGGCCCACCGTCAGCACCAGTCACCTCAGTCCTAGCCAGCTTAGGGATATGGTACTCACTGAGCTTATTCATTAGGTCTAGTGCCTTGTACGGGTCTTCCTGCGCTACCTCGTTAAGCCACTTGTCCATATTCGGAGCATTGCGCTCTAGTAGGTTAGCAATAGCCTCTCTAACGATGGCTGTGGACTTATTAGGCACTCCCTTTGGCCTTCCCTTACCCATATTAGTAAGGTTTGCTATTCCTCCACTTGCCTCTACTTTACTGGTTTCGTTTGTTTCCATTTTTGCATTACCTTTCAGGTGTCATGCGTAAAATACTTTGTACATATCCGGCCTGTTAGCCTTTATCCACTCTCGTGGCTCCTCATGGCATTTCTTGTAGTCAGTCCCTACTGTCTGGCTTCCTGCATGATGCACATAAGCCCGGCTGACGAAATGCCTAAACCCCGCTTCTTGCAGGTCATGACATATTATATTATCGGAATACCAATTAGTGCTTGGGAATTTTGCTACCTCCCATGCCTTCTTACTTATCGTGGCAAAGATAGGCGCTATGACTCCCGTCTCCTTAATCTTAGCTTCACTAGCCCATCGTAATCCCTCTTGCCTATCATCGTGGACAGGGAATCTAATGTTTTGATCTTGCAACACATAGTCCGATCTAGCTCCCAAGAATCCGAGATTTACGGCGTTTGATTCCAGAATTTTCGCGTCTTTAGCCAGCAGATCTAACGTAGTCGGCGTTAATACCACATCATCGTTAGAGACAATCAGTGAATCGTGTCCTTGGCTGAAGGCATAATCGATACCCGCATTATATGCGTCTCCAAAATTGGTAGCAGGATTTGGCCTGTGGATAACATTAAGTCCCGACATTCTTGAACGGATGTCTCCCCAGAGTCTAAGGTCATTTGAGCATAAATAAATTGGTAGTTGTGGAGCATAAACTTTAATGCTTTCCAGTAATATCGTTACGCCGGGATTGCCGATTGTGCAGATAACTATAGCTTGCATAAAGTTACCTTCATGGAATCTACCGCCCTCGGAGTTCTCAATATTTCCTGATCGGAAAGTCCTGCTTCTGACATTTCTGAGCCTAGTTGCGATAGCTTGAACTGGAGTTCTTCTAGCTTAAAGCCTGACTCCCAGCCTAGATACCAGCACCAGTCAGTGTAATACAGCCAGCTATTCTCGTTGAATGCTCTTACATGAGTAGGATCTTGCCAAGCACCTAGACTTAGATCATACGGAACAGAAGCTATCAATTTGCCGGTAGTTTTCAATAAGTCCCGACAGTTCCGCATGGCACTAATTAAATCCGGAATATGCTCTAAAACGTCATTTGCGACGATTTTTTCAAACATCTCGGGCTTAATCTTGATCTGTCCGAATCGGGTTTCTATTACCTCACCCCATTGAACCTTAGATATGTCGCAACACCAGTCAGGATTTACCCTTGCCTGTATGTCGGAGTTTAGGCAATCTTCTCTCCAGTCTTTGCCGGAGCCTAGATTTAAGATCATTTTTTCTTGTTTCTAGCGGATATATTGGCGGCTTTCTGCTTGGCATCAGCCTTTGAGGAAGCTCCCCATGCTCGTAAAGACAGTAACAAACGAGTAGGCTCACCATTAGGTTTCTTCTCCGGGCCGGGCATATTGCCCATTCTTGCTAAAAAGCTGGCTCTACGGGGATTGTCACCTGACTTGACTGGAGCCTTCAGGTTTGATCCGGGATTGGCAGCCTCATAGGACTTGCGGCCTTTCTCATTAAGACCGCCCTTGGCATTCTTGCCAGCCTTCTTAGTCCAAGCGGCTGTCATTTTTTTGCTTTGTTCTTAGCGGTACGGGAACCACGAACAGGCATGGCTGTCTTAGCTGCTTGCTTAAAGTCTGCCTTAGTAGGCGCTCCCTTAGTTCCCGGCTTCTTCATCTTCTCGCCAGAACCCTCGGCTATACGCTTGCGCTTGGCATGAATTGCAGCATAAAGTCCTTGTTTCATAATAATCCTCAGTATACACTATGGCTATTACAACTCGTAGCCATAACAGTCATGAAACCAATAAATTGTATTTCTTGCAATAAAGAATTTATTCCAGCAAAAAACACAACTAAATCTTGCTCTCGTTCTTGTTCATCAAAATATGTTGGTTTAATACATGGCAAAACAAGATCAGAAAAACGAAAGACAGGTAAAAATTATAACTGTTTGCAATGTGGAACTATGTTTTATGCGCCTAAAAATAGAGAAAACACAGCAAAATTTTGTTCACGTAAATGCACCGCTACTGCTCATCCAGAAATTTCAGAAAAAGGAAGAAATAATAGCCCTATAATGCTTAGAGCAGGGAAAGCAGAGCAAAAAAAATACGTTGTTATTAGAGTTAATGGCAAACAAGTTCGAGAACATAGATACGTAATGGAACAACATTTAGGGCGCAAACTTGAATCTCATGAACACGTACATCATATTAATGGAAATCCAACAGACAATAGAATTGAAAACCTTCAAGTGTTAACAAATTCAGAACATCAAAAACTTGAACTTAGCTTTTTTTCTTCTTTGAAACCCCAGCAGATGAAAGAGCAATAGCGACCGCTTGGCGCTTAGACTTAACAACAGGCCCACCTTTACCGCTATGCAGAGTTCCAGCCTTGAACTCGTTATAGACCTTGCTCATCTTCTTCTCGGCCTTCGTTTTCTTCATTTAGCAACTCCTGTGTTTGCTCAAGTAGTTCTCGCTCAGTAACCTCGTACTGGCGCTCAAAGGCTTTCCTACCTAGGCCATGATAGCCAATGTTCCCGCGATGGTGAGACGGGCATAAACCGATAGTTTGATAATGCGAACTCCTAACCCCCATTCCCAAGCCTATACCACGAACATGGTGAATTTCGCAGGGAGTACCCATATATCCTAGCCTACGACAGATTATACAACCCAAATCAGCTATTTTTGACAGGTATTTCTTCTCGTCTTTTGTCACTGCGCTTTCTCCAAAGTGACTTCTTATAATTATCCTGCTGCGCTTCCTCGCGGGTTAGTGTGATCATGTGTTCTTCTCCTTTAGCTTGGCTTCGATGGCGTTTGCTATTTCTTGGAATGAGTACCAGCCCATAATGTTCTGCATTTCGTACCAAGTCTTGTGCTTTTCCTCATCCGTCAGCCCCTGCCATTCGCGCTGTGGTGCGCTAAGTCGGGCGCTGAGGGTTTCGATAACCGGGATAAGCGCAGGCCAATGTGGCACTCCACTGCATGACTTCAACGCATGAAACACTTGCTGCGCTTCCTCGCGGGTTAGTGTGATGGTCATTACGGCCTCACAGATCTGGATCAATCCAAAACCCTGCGCCAAAGATCAGCGGGATTGGATCGTAGTCATCACCCTCGGCATCTTGAATCTCTTTTTGCAAGTTCATACATTTCTCATGCAAATCCATCACTAAGGCGTAGACTTTTTGGCCTTCTTCTTGATATTGGTTGTGCAGTTTCTTTAATTCGTTGATTTCTTTTGGTGTCATTGTTGTTCTCCTGTAGCTTTGGCGATAATTGAGCGTATGTATTCATGCGTTTGCAGACCAAGCCCACCCCGTATGTATAACATCATCAATGCCCCCAATAATTCAGGTGCGGCAGCAATTAAAAGCGCGTCGGCTTTTTTTGGCTCAGTGTCAAATCCAGCTACAAGCGTGCCATTTGCAGAATTGATCTCTCCTACATACCCTTCTTCCCACCAATACCGCCATGGCCCGGGCGTGAATTCACTCATTGTCGCCACCTTTTTCTTTGTGAGTGTTTATCTGCGTTGCGCCCCGACTGCCAGCAGGCCAGATGTATTGATTCTGGTTGATCGTCATGTCGTAACCAAACCGTAGCGCGTTGACTAGCTGTGGTGTCATCGCTGTAAACTGTTTAGGGTTCGGCTCGTCTGGGCAAATAGTGATTGTGTAAGGTAACTTAGCCATTGTTTTCTCCTGTAGCTTTGATTAGTGCGGCTTTACATCTTTCGATATAGGGCTGGTCATCACTCAACGCCGCTTTTACAGCCTCCACCAACTCAGCATTCACTCTCTCCAACTTCTCAATACGGCGCAGTCGATCTCCAGCCATTTTGTGTTGCCAGTCATGAGCCTCATGCAAGCGGCGTAGTTCGGCGGCGGCTTTTAAATCGTTAGCGTCGCATCCAAAAAGATCAAGCAGTTCAGCCAGCCGCAGGGCTTCGGGTTGTTTGTCAGTCATATTAGTATCCTAGTATTTTTTTGACCTCACCTAAGAACTTAGGATCAGTCGGTCTATTTGCTCGGTAAATGCTCGGCGTAGTCCGGTTATAGCAACCAGCACAACGCCAGCCCCTAAGACTTCCTTCCTTACGATAGCCACCTTCCTCCGGCTTAGATTGCTGGCAGCTATTGCAAAAACGCATCTTCATTTATTCTTTCCTTGGAGTTTCTTCTGAACATCCAGAACCAGCGCTTTAATCTGGTCTGGATAGTAATACTTGAGATTACCGAAATGCTTTAAGCCGAGTTGTTCTACCTCATGCTCGGTTAAATTCCGCAGCTTGATGGGCAATTCGCTGGTCTCGAATAATTGCCTTTGCCGGGTCATAGCGTAAGAAAGATTCGCCCTCGTCGCATTCAGGACATACCGTTACAGTTCCGTCAGAACAGCAAGGATCGTTCGCAGTAGGAACATCATCACTGTCTGTTACATAACCGCAATACTCGCACTGCACTAGATTGCTATCATCCACTATGTTTGTGTCGTTCATATTATCCTCCTATTGTGTCGATCTATCTATATTCCGATTGCTGGCCTCCTGTGAGCGCCAAATATCCACCCTAGCCTGTGCTGCTACCAACATCCAACGAAGCCTCTCAGCCTCCTCTACAGCCTCCCTAAGCCCTTCCAATACAGCCTGATACTCTGGATGAGCATAAGCAGCCGCTTCCTTATCCGCAATAGTGTTGCCCATTGCAGCCTGAAAACATAATGCCTTCTTAGTCTTTCTGTATTCTGATAAATATGTAACGTCTGCTTTGGCTTTAGCATATGCAGCAGAATTCTTAATCATAAAATCGATCGCTTCATTCGGATTTATTTGTTTCATATTCGCAATCATATTTGTTTGGACAATAAGACAGGACGAGGGGTTGATATTTAACACCTTTCCCACACTGGCTAATCCCTCTCGGGGCTACATTCATCTTCCAAGGTGACCGTATCGTGGCCCAACCGTTCATCAACCGTTCTACCTTGTTTATGCAAGTACCTGTAGCAAGTCTGCTGCGCCGTCCTGTCAATAAAGCGCACTCGGTTTTCTTGGCAGCAACCCCGAACATGGGTTCATTCCTAACGCGACCAGTACGGTCTTAGAAAGCAAAAAGCCCTTGAGGCTTGGCTCTCCGTGTGTCAGGCACGTTCCCACTTAAGGGATGAGAACCAAAGCTCAAGGGCTTCAGTTGTTTGTCTAAGCCTGACACAAAGACGAGATAATTATAAACCTATTTAGCAGCGTGTTGGTAAACATAATCAATAGCTTTTGCAAATTGCTTTCTTGTTAACGATAGCTGTAAGTTATCAGTAAGCACTAGCCCGTCACCTATCTCCCTCAAGTCGCTGCCAGATACGCCCCACTTGTTAGACTTTTCAAACCTAGCCTGTACCTTGAGCATGGCATCAAGCCCTATCCTGATCTGTTTAGCCTGATCTTCCTTGCCCTCAGCGTTAGCAGCCACTAACCCAATGTTCAGCCTAGCAACTATCGTGTTCCAGCTAAACTCGTCTCCGTAGCCCTCTCTTAGCTTTAGCAGCTCAGAATGAGGAGCTAGTTGCAAAGCCGTCTCTGCCTCTGCGTTATGCCTGATCGTTAGCGGTAGAGTCTTTGGTACGAACTTCTTAGGCTTTCTAGGCTTCTTATTTACAGGCATCTTTAACCGCCTTAATGGCTTCCTCTTTAGTCTTAACTACAGCGCATTGACCTCGCCATCCGTGATGCCAGATAACCTGCTGGGGAGTTAACTTACCGTCTCCCTCTTTAATCTCAAGCAATACGTTATAAGGTCTGCCGCCATTGCTGTGACCAACGATTAAGTCAGGACAACCCTCTCCTACCTTGTGCAAGTGCTGGACGGTATAACCTTCATCCCGCAGTGCAGCAACGATTTCCCTTTGGTTTGCATCTACTCGGTAAGCTCTCAACGCCAATCTCCCTCTATCCCTCGGTTTCCTTTAGACCACTGTTCCTTGCAATCCTTTGCTAGTTTCTCAGCGGTAATATCACCACGATGCTTACGAACTTTTGTCAGAAACTCCATAGCTTTTTCTCTGTCTTCAGCTCTCCAGCGCAACACTTGCCGGACTTCACATCGATGCCTTTCTTCCTCAACTGCATGAATTTTCAATGAAACTTCATCCACTAAACTTGCCCTTATTATCAAAGTCCATAGGCGGAGATCCCGGATTCTCCACAAACTGCTGACTGCTGGCGTGATAAAACAACCCGTACCACTCCTGATACTCTCCGTTCCTCTGCTTTTCACACATCAAGTAAGCATCCGGCTGCAACTCATCTACCTGCTCTCCACGGTTCCTTGAGTTCTCTTTCTTCTTGTTACGCCACATTAGAAAAACGTTATCCACCTGATCCGAGATAGAACCCGATCCTTTCAAGTCATTCTTATTCGGCTGGATTTCATCGTTAGCCTGTTTGCGGATATGGTGGACTAAGTGAATATGAACATTATGATCCCGAGCCAATGCTGTCAATTCGTCAACAAAATTCTTCTGACCGTTAAAGTCATCCTCACCCTTTACGCACTTCATCAGGCTATCGATCACGATATGCTGCACACCCAACTCTATGGCGCAATACCGGCACATAGCAATAACCTTCTCAGGCGAAGTTGATCCCTGCTGGTCATAAAGCCACATCTGCTCAGATAAGAACTTGTCCATGCGTGATAACAAATTTGTTATGTATGCCTCCCGGTCACTCGTCAACGGATCGTCTACGAACTCCCCTGCAAACTGACGCAGCATCCTCTCTAACGTTCTCTCAGGCTTCATCTCAAAGCTGGCAATACAAACCTTTTGTTGCTGCTTCACAAGATGCAAGGCTATCTGACCAGTAATCAACGACTTACCACCACCGTTACCACCAGCGTAAACAGTAACCTCTCCCAGACGATAAGCAAACTCACCCTGTGTCTTAGTCCAAGGCATGACAATCTGCTTATTCTTAACGCCAGAAAGATAGCTCTCCTTAATCGTATCCAGCCAGTCTGTCGCAGACTTTACCTGTAAAGTCACATCGTTATGCTTCAGGTACTTCTCAACGTCAATCTGCTCGGACTTAACGATCCGTAACTTTCTTGCCTCGTCTAGGTCTATTGCACGTTCTTCAAGGCTCATTTTTATGCCCTCTAAATTCAGAAAACTCAGCATCAATCGCAGTTCTCCAAACTATAAAATTTTGCTTTTGCCCATGCTTTTCCATTAAATCATTAACGTCTTTTAAAATTTCATCTAGTTTTATTGGTGCAAAACTTGCCACCCTTATACTAAATTGTATTTCTTGCGTAACTGCATTAACGCTGCTCATGTTTTGCTCCTAGTTAATATAATTAGCTGCTTCGTTAATCCGCTCAAAAGCCTTTTTAAGCCGTTTTTTATCAGTGTCTGATACCTGCCTACCCTCGGACAAATCAAACGCCGCTATGGACGTAATAAGTGCCTCAAAATGGATTATTCGGAGTAGGTCTGTCGCATAAAATGGTCTACGCTCAGGTTTTTGTCGCTGATTGTCGCTTGTGTAGCCTAGTTTGTTTTCTTTAGGAAACAAGTCACCGATGTCCATACCTACTGCCGAAACAACCTCGTAAGCGGTACAACCAGCAAAGCACTTGAGCAAGATTCGCTCGTCAGGCAGTAACGTTATGGCAAGACTAGGGCTTTTATCGCCATGAGCAGGACAACAAGCAGTCCATCGTCCTTTGGAACCCTTAACTTTCTCTAAGCGGTTGAGTAGATTACCAATCATTTGATCCTCCTGTCGTTCATCCACCAGTCTTTTTGCTGCGCTGCTTGCTGAACCTTTGGCTCATAAATATTTTGCCAGTCATTAACAATGCTATTTTGCAATACGATGGATGTATCAATTCCCTTAGATTTCATATTTTCTAATTTGGAAATAATTATCTTCATTGCTCGGTCAGTCATAGGTTTGCCTATCTTTTTCCTCATAGCAATAAAATCTTTCCAATCGTTAACGTCAAGCCAATCAGGAATTTCTACTGCTACAGACTTCTTCTCTCTCTCTGTCTCTCTCTCTCCCTCTCTCTCTGGGATAGCAGGTTGATAGCAAGGTGCTAGCATTGTGCTAGCGTCAACAAAAAAACCATTATCAATCAATGGCTTAAGTCCAAACTCAATATCTTTGATAGCAATGTGCAAGCGAAATGCTAGCTCATCGCTAGCGGCATTAAATTCACCGTCTTTTGACTCACTTGCTAGCAGCCAAAGCAGTGGTGCTAGCGCCTTGCTAGCGATAGGAAGGCTTGCAAAAATTCTATCATTTAGGATATCTCGATGCAGCTTGATCCAAGGTGGACAACGATCCCGATAATGTTGGAACTTATCCCAATTCTTAGGCTTTAGGATCATCTTCGACCCCCATATTCCAAGCAGCATCTATTGCATCTTTATTGGTAAAAAACCAATTTTCAATTGCCCTAAATTGTTCTGGCGATAAATAACAACGAATAACATCGCTGTACACTTCATTTCGTTGCTCTATATAAATTCTTCCATTTGTTTGATACCCAAAATAAACGGCTTCTGTAGGCTTTAACTTCATAGCTTTTTCCATAAAAAAAGCCCTAGGAGAGACTCTCACCGCATAACGGTGTTGGCAGACTGGCGGGTAACCAGCAGAGTCCCTTCTAGGGCTTACCCTTAAACGCGCTGCCAAGCACGTAATTACTATACTTTAACCCCACGCAACTGGCAAGTTCTACAAACCAAGGATTCCTTAAACTGAATGCGACTCCTAGCCTTCTTACATCCTGGACAAGTTTGCATTCCGAAATAAAATGTCTTGGTAGGGCTGCTTGATGGCGCTTGTACAGGTGAAGAAGGATCGTTGCTCAATTGGTTGACCTCTTGGCGATACTTTCGGAAGGACAGATTTTAACGGAGTAAATGGAACAGGCTCCCTTGGCGGAACAATGTTCTCACCAGTGGCTAGTTTCTCAATGTTGTTAGTGGGGAAGTAATAGTTACCGCCCTTACGAAGTTTCCCATAGCTAACAAGGATATTCAGTTCCTCTTTCAGCTCGGCACTGTTTTCGTACTCAAATAGCCCATAGTTAATGATGAGCATATTGGCTGTCATTCCACCGTTAAGTGTGAAGGCTCTTACAATTGCGTCTCTGTTCATGTGTTCTTCTCCTTTAGCTTGGCTTCGATGGCCTCAAGCAACGGCTGATCGTGCCAGTTTTCTGCATCTGCTTTTTCGTATATTGCTTTCTTTTCCTCATCCGTCAGCCCCTGCCATTCGCGCTCACTGCATTTAACGCAGTACAGCGCCCAACCGTCCGATGATTTCTTGCCGCATTCGGCGCAACCTTCTTCGCGCTGTGGTGGGGCGGTGTAAAGCGGTTTGCACTTGCCCTTGTGTTCATGCGGAAACTCGTTGCCTGTCCACGTAAACCCTTCCTCATCCATCCACGCCACCGGCTCCGGTTCAGGCTGCGCTTCGTAATTCGCCCTCACAAGCACTACGCTTGCGGCATGGTCTGGCAAAAACTCAACGCGCCATAGGTCGCCCTTAATCACCACATCACGATGCTCCGGTTCAGGTGCGCTAAGTCGGGCGCGGAGGGTTTCGATTAGCAATATGCACCTGTTGGCAACCCTAAAATCTTCAGTGCTGTCCCGATACTCGTCCAACGCATCCAGCACCTGCTGCGCTTCCTCGCGGGTTAGTGTGATAGTCATGTTGATTCCTTAAAGAATGAGTAATATGGCAATGACAATAAGCCAGCCAGAATGCTCTATATCAACCGTATAACCCCACATACCTATTGCGCAAAAACCTACTGAAGCAATCGCTTTACCAATGTATTTCATTGTTGTTCTCCTGTAGCATAAGCATAAGCGGCTGCTGCAATGTTTCTTGCGCCTTTAGGATTGTCATGTGCAATGCAAAGCCCTATTTTTTCCAACGCAGTAACCAACTCAGCATTCACCTCATGCAAGCGGCGTAGTTCGGCGGCGTATGTTGGCTCCATCCTCATAATCCTAGATAGTCGTTCATCATGTTCAGCCAGCCGCAGGGCTTCGGGTTGTTTGTCAGTCATAGTTTATTAGCCCTTATCAGTCTGCACTTCTGGCGGTCAGCATGAGTAAAGTCAGGACTAATCTCAGCTACCGAGCAGTTTAATTGCGCTTTAGGTTTAGCATCCACCGCCAATACAGCCATGTAAATAGATAACATTGCTATAACAGCAACATATACATAAATTGCAAGTTCTTTCATATTTCCTCCATAGTTGTGCTGCCGAAACATAGTAACCCTATCTCAATTTCCTGCCAATAGTATTTTTAAATAGGAATATTGCATCCGATTAAAATTACTCATTGACATAATTATTGTGAAGGCGCATTATTCCTACACCGCAAGTGCGGACAACTAGGAGAACAATATGAATATCTATGAATTGCAGTCGTACCTGACAATAGAAGTTACCACTGGCTACCCACAGGAGCTGACCAGTAACTTAGAAGATCCAAAAGAAGCACTAGATACCTTCATGATTCTGTGGGCATCTTACCGTGACGATCCGGTCAAGTTGCAGAGCAAGATCAGTCAGTTTATTGGTCAGCTTATTGAGGAAGCATCCAAGTCAATGCCTCACGATGATTACATTCCATCGCCAGAAGATGAGCGAGACTTGTACGAAAGCACTAAGTATCAAGCCAAAAAAGATCGTTACATCTGAGGCAGACTATGAACTACACATACTCAGACGGAGTTAAGGAAGGCATGGAGATAGCCAGAAAGATGCTTTGTGATGCTTTAAAAGTTGAGCAAGAATCACTAGGCAAGGCTGTAGCAGAAGCCCGGTTAATGAGAATTGAATTGGACAAATATGAAAAAACTACTCGCAACTGATGATTGGCTGGCTAGACATCCTAAAGTGATAGCTGCCCTAATGGTTGTTCTTTACATTCTAGCGTGTGCAATATGAGCAAATGTATCTTAGACCCAGAGTTCAAATATGTCCCATCTTCTAAAACAAACATTGCTAAGACCTTTGCAAAGATTCGCAAAGAGATGCAAGCTAAGGCTAATAAGGTACAGCCTGTTCAGGAAGTTCGGGAACTCAATATCGTGCAGTATAAAAAATTCAAAGGTTAAATAATGTCTGAATATCAAGTCTACGCAAAGCTGCAAAAGGCTCGGATGATGCTGCAAGCTGCGCCAATAAAGAAGTCAGGACACAATAAGTTTGCAAATTATCATTACTTTGAACTAGGCGATTTCCTTCCTACCATTAACCAGATATTCAATGAACTCGGACTATGCTCGGTTATTTCGTTTGATAAAGAACTGGCTACTTTGCGTATTGTTGACACTGATAACGGTAGCAGCATTACATTTACTAGCCCGATGGCTGAGGCTAATTTAAAAGGTACGCATCCTATACAAAATATGGGTGCGGTTCAGACTTATTCTCGTCGCTACCTTTACGTAAGTGCGCTAGAAATTGTCGAGCATGATGCGCTAGACGCTACCACTGGATCAGAGGCTCCTAAGTCAGCAAAGCCTATTACTAAAGACGTATTCGACAGCATGACTAGCGAGGAACAGGAGGCTATTCGTAGCATCGGCGTTAATGTTATTTCCCTGCTGGCTTTAGATGACGTAGAAGGAGCTGTTCAGTTTATTGAACAATCAGAGTTAGACGCAGATTCCAAAACAGCCCTTTGGAGTTTGTTGGATAGTAAGCAACGGGCAGCAATTAAGAAATTTACAACTCGATAGGAAATATATGGCATACGATCCAAACAATAGTGGAGACCTCGGCAAGAACAAAGCCAAGACTCAAGAGAATCACCCGGATTACTCAGGAAAGATTACGGTAGAGGGCAAGCAGTACTGGCTCAATGGCTGGCTTAAGGCAAACAAAGAGACAGGTGAGAAGTTCTTTAGCCTGTCAGTAAAGCCTAAAGAGCCACGACCTCATAAAGAAAAAGTCTATGAGCCTATTGACGATGATATGGATCAGGATATTCCTTTTTAGTCTATGAGCCGAAAGCTGATGCTGTGATGCCTCTGACCCGTTTGCGGGAATTGTGGCGATAACCAGTAAGGCACAGACGCAGCGAGTAGGCTCACCTTATACGCCTAGCCGGTTGTGGCGCGTAACTCCGGCAGCAGGGGCTAGAACCTCCTTCGGATGCTCCAAGTCTAGTGACCCTGCACCAACACGCATGACCATTGCTGGATGCTATACGCGATAGCAGACTAACCCTGAAGCGAGAGTCCATGAGTCCCGGGCAACTCGGTGGTAGCAAGATGGGGAAATAGCAGTGGTCAGCCGTGTTGGTAAATGCGTAGCAACAACATAACTTAAGGAGATTTTGTGAAACTGTTAGACCATATTCAAGCGACTTACGAAATTAAGAATGATCGCCAGCTTGCTGACAAACTTGATATTTCAACACCCGTCATTAGCCGTATTCGTAACAAGAAATGCGGAGTTTCGTCAGATATGATGATCCGTATTCATGAGGTATTCGGTATGTCGATTGCGGACATTAAAGCAATCTGCAAGGAGTCCGAATGAGTTGGGCATTTACTGAACTTGAAGTTATCCGTTGGTCTGAAGTAAGAGGAATCATCCCTAACTCAACCTCACTAGCCCAGTTGTCTAAGGCTTATGAGGAAATGGAGGAACTAGAAAATGCTCTCAATCTTAGAGATAAACCCGGCATTATTGATGGTCTGGGGGACGTTCTTGTGTGCCTTATCAATGTTGCCGCTTTGGAAGACCTTGATCTCACCAGATGCCTAGAGGCTGCGTTTAGTGAGATTAAAGACCGTAAGGGTCATATGAACAAGGAAGGAATATTTGTCAAAGATGGATCAAGTTAATAGCCCAGCGCATTACACAGACGGAGGCATTCAAACCATTGACTTCATTGAAGCTAAGGGATTGAACTTTCACTTAGGCAACGTAGTTAAATATATATCTAGAGCAGGTAAGAAAGGCGATAACCTTGAAGACTTGCTCAAGGCACAATGGTATCTGAATAGAGAAATAGAGCGAAATGGTAAAGATTAACCAAGAAACTTACGCTAGATTAATTAAATATTTATTAAGCAACGATGCCACAATTCATGATCTACACAATGAAACAGGGCTACACAAAATCACCGTATCCAGACTAATTAGAACCTTTAGAAAGCACAAACTGGTTCATATATGTGACTGGGAGGCTGATAAACGTGGACGGGATCAGACGATGGTTATTAAATGGGGACAAGGAAAAGACAAGAAGCGCTTTTCAATGACTTCAACAGAGCGTCAAAGGCTATGCAGGGCACGTAAGAAAGAAGTAGCTACACACCCTATTAGTCTGCTCAAACCTTTAGAACTTCGCCCCTAAAGACTACTAAACCCTCATCTTCATCGAGAACCTCACAGAGTTCTGGCGGTAACAACTTGCCTTCGTAAAAGGTCAGTACAGCAAAGCCAGACCTGTGATTCCTCGTCGAATCCTCTGTGTACAAGAATTGGTCTCCCCAGACATTAGCCAGGCTTCCGGTATCCACGCCATATCTCGTCCCAGTCAGATCCGTCCACGGCATCACCTTTAGGGAATGAAGGTGTCCGTTCACCGTACTAACGCCCGATTTTAAGGTAGCGTTATATGAGGCGTGAATCCCGTTATACAGCCGATGTTTAATCTGCGTATGCTCGTTGACCATAATGCTCATGGAAAACTTCCACATAGGAAAGTGATCCTTAAGATCCATACCAACAATACCCTTAAATCCATCCCCTACCTGAGCCGCTAAACGGGCGTTAAAGCGTTGATCGTGGTTTCCCCATGTCCAATGTAGGGAGGCGCCTTTTGCAGCCTTCTCGATCTCGTACAGGCGTTCCTGACAGGTCTCTAGCTCTTGTTTTACGTTAGGGATAGACTCCCAGCCTGAAACAGGGTGTCTTGAGATACTGGCTCCGTCAAACACATCACCATTCATAATGACCATCTTAGGCTTCAAGTCCTTAATGATCTTTACGAATGCACGATGAGCTGTGGAGATAATGCCGGGCCAATAATGGCAGTCTGAACCGATTACAATAGTTCCGTTCGCCAGCTCTACATTTGTTCTTACGTTATTGTGAGCATAGGACACTAGAAAATCAGGGCTTTTTTTATTAACAGAAACTAAGATATTCCCTGTCTTTGCCTCAATCCTTCTTCTTCGCCTAAAGACGCTTCGGTAATCTAGTCCCAGCATCTTGGCTATTTCACCAACAGACCCAATCTTGTTCCATAAATCAATAAACTCTTGATCTGATACTTTTGATTTTGACATGATTTAATTAACGAAACGATGGAATTCACCACACCACTCATCCCTAGCAACTACCGGAAAAGTCGTGTCGTATTCATCTTCACCAACACTAATAACTATCGGTGGATAACGTCTGCAATGGCCTAGATTCTCCTTAGGTTCCGTAAGGAAGAAAGAACAACTTTGGCAAGAAGGCATACAATCATCAGGAATCTTTTTAGGCATTATGAAGTACTGCCTTTGTACTCAGGTTCAGAAGGTAGTAACGTAAATGAGTCAACGTGCCAAGATCTAATCTCACCGCCATCAAAGACAACCAAGATTGAATTAGACCGTCTAGTCCAGCAAAACCTAACGTAAGAGCTAGTCCCAAAGGCATAGCCATCGTGCATATCCCTAGAACCACAATACTGGTCTCTCGTCGTTATGACAGTCCAGCCACCAGCATTGTTCTGAAACCCTGCTGCTTGTGAATCTTCCGCAAAACTATAACAAGTTATTACTGATAAGACAACAGCAGCAAGTCGCTTCATGATAATCACCCTATGGTTTCACCTGCCTGAAGTTGAGCCAATGTCTTACCTCCGGTATATTGGAAATGAGCCATCTCTTTAAACGTCTTCCACTCCCATGCCCACTCTAGGCCAGCTTCTTTACCTAATTCGCCAACCTTCATCCAAACCGGATCTTTAGTATTCCAATTAGGCTTACCGTTAGTCAGTGGGACAACATCAATAGCACACCGCCAGTTATGCCAACTCTGCCCACCCTTGGCATTAGTAACTTTCCTGCCGGGCGCAGTACGTCCCTGAGCATACAAAGCGTTCTGGCTCTCATGGTCACGATAGGTAGACGTAATCAGCAAATCAATGCCGTTTTCCTCACACAGCGCCTTAAACTTACGCACCTTCTCCTGAACCACTGGAAGCAAATCATCAATCTTGCGTGAGTTAATCATTTCTTAGCCTTCATATCAATAATCTTCTCCAGCGTTCTGCCGCCAAAGTAAAAGCTCATAACCAACATTCCCCACTGACCTAGCAACTCTACGAACGAGTCAGCAATATCGAGAGAAGAAGCGTCAATAAGCGCCAATGCTAAATACGCCACTAGAATGTAAATCAACGTCAGAGGACGGATATTCTTAGACAGCCAGCTATCGCTCGCCATATCAGCCTGTTGGCGCTGAGTCAGGTTATTCTGCTCAGTCTTGTATAAATCGGTATCGTTAGCCATCTTGGCTAATTCACCGTCCTGAGCCATTCGAGCAAGCTCTAGCTGCGCCTTAGCCTTTTGTTCAGGATCTGGAATCAACTTGTCTATTAGTTTGCCACCAATCCCTAACAACGCCTCTAATCCAAACATATCAACCCCCTAACGTAAACATCCAGATAATACCTGCGACTATTGCGACAGATACTGCTATGCCTAATATCACAGCAATAATGTTTTGGATAAACTGAGCCTTCTTAGCTTTCTCTCGTCTAGCAGCCATTTCCAAAGCCTTTAGATGCAACTTATGGTCTATCTGCCTTTGCCGACGATCTGCCCTAAGTTTCTCCAGCCGACCCATAAACTCATCGTACAAACCGGGTTCCTGAAACTGGTAGATAAACATTTCTTTCAAATCTTTGTAGAACTGCTTTAGCTGACGTTCAGCGACCATCATCTCAATGACAACCTCAAAGTCATTGCGGCTATCTTCTGCCGGTGGATTGTCTTGCAGTTCTTTAGCGTGTGCTATGCCTTCTTCAGCCTTGCCAGCAGACGAAAAAAAACTGGTAAGCGCCCCTAATGATTCGTGAGCAGACTTACCAGCCTCAGCACATTCCCTGATCTCGTCAAACGCTTCCTTGGCAACATCAAAAGCAGCCTTAGCCCCTTTGATGACCATCAGGGCTGTAGCTACTTCAATCATTTAGGCAGCGTCCCATTACCAGCCATCCAGAACATGATACCCAATGCTCCAGCACCTACAATCCAGAATATTTTTTTAACGACAGAACGACCGACTTCCTCGTAAATCTTCTTGAAAGCCACTTCCGCAGCACGTTCCGCAATAGCTTCAATCTGGTCATCAGTTAAAGGTAGCTTTTCCATGGTTAGCTTTTCATGATATA